GAGGCCGGCGTCATCACTCGCACCCAGAAGACCAATGTGACGCAGATTTTCATGGAGGCTGTCGGCATCTCCTATGCCAAGCAGTCCAACATGGGAACCCTGTCCGGCCTGAATGTCGCCAACCAGCAGGCCAACCCCATCAATGAGCTGGACTTCCAGGTGGCGGCGAAGATGCAGAAGGTCAACCGGGACATTGAGTTCACCTTCATCCAGGGTGCCTACAACAAGGCCACCAATGACGGTGAGGTAAACAAGACCCGGGGACTGGTGGAGGCGGTCACCACCAACACCAAGGCCATGAGCAGCAAGCCCCTCGGCCTGTGGGACATTGCTGACATGGTGAAGAAGATTTACGGGGCCAACGCCCCCACCGATGGCCTGTGCCTGTGGTGTGACGCTACCACGCTGTTCCAGGTCAACGCTGACGCTGTTCAGAACGGCCTGACCGTGGTTCCCGCTGCCCGGGAGATCAACGGCATTGCCCTGTCCAGTGTGGTCACTCCTATCGGCGTGGTCTACCTGTACCTGGGCGAGTGTCTTCCCGCTGGCACCGCTCTGCTGCTGAACCTGAATGTGATCGCTCCCGTGTACCAGCCTGTTCCCGGCAAGGGCAACTTCTTCCTGGAGCCTCTGGCGAAGACCGGTGCCGGTGAGAAGTATCAGCTCTTCGGCCAGATTGGCCTTGACCACGGCCCTGAGTGGTACCACGGCAAGTTCACCGGCATTGCTCAGAGCTTCACCGCTCCCAAGTACAGCCGGAGCGTGTTCATTGCCAACGATACCAGCAATCCCGTGAACACCAAGGCGGTAGGGGCTGGCTAATTTGATGAAAGGTAGGTGAAAAGCCATGACCGATGCTGAGAAGCTGTCCATGTTGAAAACCATGACCGGCGAGAAGGACGAGGATGTGCTTTCCACCTACCTTTCTATCGCTGGCAACAAAATCCTGAAACGGGCTTATCCCTTTGATACCACCGTGACCAAGGTGCCTGACCAGTACGCCTACAATCAGGTGGAAATTGCGGCCTATCTTCTGAACAAGCGAGGGGCTGAGGGCGAAACGGCGCACAGCGAGAACGGCATTTCCCGCTCCTATGAGGACGGGGATGTGCCGCCCTCTCTGCTGAGAGAGATCGTTCCGTGTGCGTCCCTGATCGGGGGCGAAGCATGAAGACCATGAAGCGAAATCAAGTCCCTTTCTGGTATCTGCTGTATGACCGGAAGGAGGACTTGAAGGACGAGTATGGCAATGAAAGCGGAGAGTCCGCTATCATTTACAAACCCGCAGTCAAGATGGAAGCCAATGTCTCTGCCGCCACCGGCTCGGCTCAGGTGGAGCAATTCGGAAATTTCGCCGGGTATGACAAAGTGATCGTTACCGATAACCTGTCTTGCCCGATTGACGAGAATTCCGTGTTGTTCATCGACAAAGAGCCGGAATATGCGAAAGATGGCACACCTCTTTATGACTACATCGTAAAGAGAGTTGCCAAGAGCTTGAATTCCATCTCTTACGCCGTAAGCAAGGTGAGCGTGTCGTGAAGACTGTCAAGGTTCCTCTTTCTCAGCGTGGTATCGACACACTGCTTCGAGAGATCGAAAGCTACACGGTATGGCTGAAAGAACGCTCCCAAGTCCTGCTTGATCGTCTCGCTCAGGCAGGATTTGAGGTAGCTTCCGCTCGTTTCGCAAAAGCCGCTTATGACGGCACCAATAACGCTTCTGTTTCTCTGGAAACGAGAAGTGAAGGAGTGAGGGCGGTTGTTGCGGTTGGTGCGTCCGTGCTGTTCATTGAGTTCGGCACCGGCGTTACTTACCCGGACAATCACCCGCAAGCCGCAGAGCTTGGCATGAAGCGTGGCGAGTACGGTCAGGGGCATGGTAAGCAATCCTCTTGGGGTTACTACGGCGACCCCGGAACAAACGGCGTGGTCAAGATGAAGAAGGACGGAAGCACCGTGGTCATCACCCACGGCAACCCGGCGAATATGCCGATGTACGAAACCGTCAAAGAGCTGGAAGCTATGTTGCCCGATCTGGTAAAGGAGGTCTTTTCATGATTGATGTGGAAAATCAGATTTACACACCGATTGCGGAAGCCCTCAGAGTCCAGTTTCCGGGTATCAAGGTGAGCGGCGAGTATGTCAAAGCTCCTTCCGGCTTTCCCTTTGTGAGCATTGTCGAGCAGGACAACTACCCGACAGTGGAACACATGACCACCAGCGAAACGGAGCAATTCGCAACGCTGATGTATGAGGTGAATGTCTACTCCGACAAGGCTACCGGAAAGAAGTCTCAGTGTCGGAGCATTATGAAATTCGTTGATGACATGATGTATCAGCGAAATTTCAGGCGCATTTCCCTTTCCCCTGTTCCCAATTTGGAGAACGCAACGATTTACCGTCTGGTGGCTCGATACAGAGCTGAAACGGACGGCACTACACTATACAGGAGGTAAATGAAATGGCTATTTCCACTTATAAGGTGTTCCTCATGCACAAGGCCAGTTCCGGGGACACCTACACGAAGCTGATCGACATTAAGGAATTCCCAGACCTCGGCGGCGAACCTGAAATGCTGGAAACGACCACTCTGAGCGACAATATGCAGACCTATATTGCCGGTATTCAGTCTATGGACGGCCTGTCTTTCTCCGCAAACTACGACATGACCGAGTACCAGAAGCTGAAAGCCTTGGAGGGCAAGAAGGAAAGCTACGCCGTGTGGTTCGGCGGCACCGAGAGTTCCGGTGTGGTCACTCCCGATGGCTCCAACGGCAAGTTCGCCTTTGACGGTGAGCTGTCTGTCTATCCTGTTGGCGGCGGCGTGAACGAGGTTGTTGGTATGAACATCACCATTGCCCCGTCCAGCCCCATCAAGTTCTCTGCGACCTAAGAAACCTACGGCCTGAATGATAAGGAGGATTTATCATGGCAAAGCAGTTGACCATTACTGACCCTACCAGCGGTGTTACCTACACGCTGGAATACACCCGCAAGACTGTCGAGATGATGGAGAAGCAGGGCTTTATCGCCGCTGATGTGGAGAAGAAGCCCATGACTCTGCTTCCCGCCCTGTTCTCTGGTGCGTTTCTCGCCCATCACCGCTTCGTGAAGCCCGAAGTGAAAGACAATATCTACGCTCGCCTGAGTCACAAGGACGAGCTGATTAACCGGCTGGTCGAGATGTACAACGACCCGCTGATGACGCTGCTGGACGAGCCTGAGCAGGGTGACAGCGAGGGAAACCTGAGCTGGAAGGCTGGCTGGTAAGCGACCAACCTTCCGGTAACAAGGGGGGCGGCGGCGAACAACGCCCCGCTCCCCTTTTCGCTTACACGGAAAAATTCAAAGAGGTCTTTCCGTACTACCTGTCTATCGGCATGACCTATGACCAGTTTTGGAATGAAGACTGCGAGTTGGTCAAGTTTTACCGCAAGGCGGCGCAGATCAGGCAAGACCTGAAAAATCAGGACGCATGGCTACAAGGTGCGTATTTCTATGAAGCCTTGGTTGACGCGGCTCCTATCCTCAGAGCTTTTGCGAAGAAGGGTACAAAGCCCATTCCTTATCGGGAAGAACCTTTCGACCTGTTTTCCAAGCAGGATAAGAAGAAGCAGAAAGAGGTTCAGGAGAAGAACGACAACAAGGCAAAGACCTTCATGGAAGCCTTTGCCATTGCGACCAATAAGAAATTTCAAAAGAAAGGTGGTGGCGTAAATGGCTGATAATGTGGAAATTCAGGGTTTGGAATTTCAGATTGTCAATGACAGCACTCAGACCGAGCAAGGTTTGGAAGCTCTGAGGAATACCCTTGGTCGTTTGAGAACGGCTTGCGGGTCTACGGCTACCGGTTTGAGCGGTACTGCTAAGAGTGTGAGAGAGCTGAAAAATGCTCTGCAAGGCTTGAACAGTGGTGATGTTCAGCAGAAGATCACCCGCATTGCCGGTGCGCTGAACGCCTTGGGTCAGGTCAGTAATGTGAAAATTTCCAGCTCTGTCGCCAATCAGTTGACGGCAATCAGCGGTGCGATTGACAACCTGAAATGGACGGACGGCGATAAGCTGACCGCTCTTGCTGACGGTTTGCGCCCTCTGTCCGAGCTTGGAAAGTCCAATCTGACCACCTTTATCAATCAGCTTGGGAAGCTCCCCACCGTGATTGAGGAATTGGAAAAGGCAGACATTGACAAGTTCACCCGGCAGATGACCGATCTCGCTGCCGCCATGAAGCCTTTTGCGGACGAAATGCAGAAGGTGTCCAATGGTTTCTCCGCTTTCCCGTCCAGAATTCAAAGACTGATTACCTCTACCGAGCGGTACAACAGCACGGTTCGGAGAGCTACCACCCATACAGGTTTGTTTGGCAAGGCTCTCGGTGGTCTGAAATTCGCCGTGGTTTGGCAGATGGCTCGGAGAGTCGGAAGTATGCTCGGAACGGTCATCACGGAGTCCAATGAGTATCAGGAGAACATGAACCTGTTTACTGTTGCTATGGGCGAGTATGCCGAGTCTGCTTTGGAGTACGAAGAAACCGTCAGCGAAGTCTTGGGTATCGACCTGTCTGACTGGATTAGAAATCAGGGTGTGTTCAACACTCTGCTGACCGGCTTTGGTGATACCGCTGACAGAGCTGCCCTCATGAGCAAGAACCTGACTCAGCTCGGTTATGACCTCAGTTCTTTCTTCAACATTTCCGTTGAGGACTCCATGCAGAAATTGCAGTCCGGTATCTCTGGTGAGCTGGAACCCCTGCGGCGTTTGGGCTATGACCTGTCCCAAGCCCGTTTGGAAGCTGTTGCTCTGTCCCTCGGTATTGACAAGAGCGTATCTTCCATGACTCAGGCTGAAAAGGCAGAGCTGCGCTACTACGCCATTATGACTCAGGTCACTACCGCTCAGGGTGACTTGGCGAGAACGCTGGAAGCTCCAGCCAATCAGCTTCGTATTCTGAAAGCACAGGTTGAGATGGCTGGCAGAGCTATCGGCAATATCTTCATTCCCGCTCTGAACGCTATCCTGCCCTATGGCATTGCCGTGGTGCAAATCATTCGGGAGATCGCCAATGCGATTGCGTCCCTGTTCGGTTTCCAGATGACCGAGGTGGATTACTCCGGTATCACAAGTGCCGGGGTAGGAGCAGGAGAATTGGCAGACAACCTTGATGACGCTGCCGGTGCTGCCAAGAAGTTGAAGCAGTACACCGCTGGCTTTGACGAGCTGAATGTGTTCTCCCCTGATACCGCAAGCGGTTCCGGTGTTGGTGCTGGTTGGGGAAGCGGATTTGAATTCGCTCTGCCGGAGTATGACTTCCTCGGAAACGCCGTCACGACCAGAGTGGACGAGATCAAGAAAATGCTGGAAAACACCCTTGCAGATATTACGGTCATGGTTTCTGGTTTTTCTCTGGCTGTTGGTGCCATTCTGGTTCTGACCGGAGCAAACATTCCTCTCGGCCTTGGCCTGATGGCGGCTGGTGCTGTCGGTTTGGCGGCTACCATCGGTCTGAATTGGAACGGCATGAGCGAACAGCTTACAAATACTCTTGCGCTGATTACCGGTGTCGTTGGCGGTTTTATGCTGGCCTTGGGCGCAATCATGGCGTTCTCCGGGGCGAATGTGCCGTTGGGTATCGCATTGATGGCCTTGGGTGCTGTGAGTCTTGCAACCGCCGCCGTTGTCAACTGGCACAACAGCGACCAGAATATCACGGACGCTCTGACCACCATTACCGGTATTCTCGCTGGTGCTTCTCTGGCGGTAGGCGCAATGCTGGCTCTGACCGGCGTAAATACCCCTCTCGGTATCGCTCTCATGGCGATTGGAGCAGTATCTATCGCCTCCGCTATGGCTCTCAACTGGAACGCCATGGAGGAAGCAATAAGCTCTCCGCTCTCCCGTATTTCCGTTATCGTTGGTACGGCAATGCTGGCCTTGGGTGCTATCCTCGCTTTCAGCGGCGGCAGTATTCCCCTCGGCATTACCTTGATGGCTTTGGGTGCGGTGTCTATCGCTTCTGCGGTAGCTCTCAACTGGAATGGTCTGTCTGATGAAGTGTCGAACACGATTGCTCTCATTACGGGTATTGTATCCGTTGCTCTCTTGGCGGTAGGTGCGGTGTTGGCGTTCTCTGGCGCAAACATTCCTTTGGGTATTGCTCTGCTGGCTGGTGGCGCACTCATGATGGGTACTGCCATTCTTCCCAACTGGTCTATGCTTTCTGATGAAGTGCAAAACACCCTGAGCATTATTACGGCGGTGGTCAGTGTGGCTCTGCTGGCTGTGGGTGCAATTCTCGCTTTGTCCGGTGCCGGTCTTCCTCTCGGTATTGGTCTGATGGCTGTTGGAGCTGTTGGTCTTGCCGCAACCGCCGCACTCAACTGGACTACCGTTTTGACCAAGGTGAAGGAAACCCTGAAAAACATCGGCATTGCCGCCGGTGCCGCTCTGCTGGCTCTCGGTCTGATCTTGATTGTCAGCGGTGTAGGTCTTCCCCTCGGTATCGGTCTTCTGCTGGCTGGTGCCGCAACACTGGCTTCCTCGGTTGCCCTGAATTGGGATTTCTTCTCCGAGAAAATTCAGTATATGTTGGACGGAATTACCACAGCGTTCAAGAGCTTCGTCAATACTGGCCTTGGTGTATTCGAGGGCTTTGTCAACGGCGTTATCCGCATTATTAACCGAGTGATTTCTTGGGTGAATAGTGCAGTCGGTTGGCTCGGCATTGAAATTCCGTTCATTGCGGAAGTCACTATTCCTAAACTGGCAGACGGTGGTTTCGTTGACGAAGGTCAGCTCTTTATCGCCCGTGAAGCGGGTGCTGAGATGGTTGGTGCCATTGGTCGCAAGACTGCGGTTGCCAACAATGACCAGATCGTTGAGGGTATTACCGCCGGTGTGACTGTCGCCAATGACGGTGTGATCGCCGCCATTTATGCCCTGCTGAACGCAGTCGAGGACAAGGATATGTCCATTTCCATCGGTGACGATGTGATTGGTCGTTCCTATGACCGATACAACCGGAGCAGAGGTGTCCGTGTGAACAACGGTGCCTTTTCCAACGCTTATTAAGGGGGTGAGGATATGGCAAGTTTTATCAAGATCAACGGCAATCCCTATCCTTGCCCCCGCCGGGGCTTGAACCTGATGGTTGCCACCATTGTGGACGCTGCCCGAAATGCAAACGCAGTCACGGTAGGTCAGGTCGTAGGCCGTGAGCAACAGAAGATCAATAATCTCGAATGGGCGTACCTGACTGCGGAACAGTGGTCGGCAATCCTCAAAGAGTTCAAGAATTTCTATGTCATGGTCAGTTACCCGGACATGGTGAACAACACATGGACGGAGAGAAAGATGTACCCCGGCGACAGGACTGCCGAGCCTTTCCACCTTGACCCCGTTACTCAACTCCCAATCGACTACATCAACTGCAAGGTCAATCTGATTGATTGTGGAGAACCGTTCTAAGGAGGTGGCCCATGAAAGCTGTAAGTAATGCTTACAAGTCCAGCATGAAGTCCATCCTCCGCAATCGCTCCTTCGTAGAGGTATCTTTCGGCAATGTGGACGCTGCGGCGGCTACTGACGGTAGCTGGGGCAGCAATGGGGCGCAGAGCTATTCGGAGTTCGACACCATTGACTATAACTTCGACTACCAGGAGTCCTATGCCGCCCTGGAACTGAACCGGTGGGCCTTGGACGGTAACACGGTCATCGTTCCGGCATCCGGCACTAAGTATGACGGGTTCATTTCGAGCCACATGAGTAATGCGAACGGGGAGTTCACCGTGAGTGCGGTCATGACGAAGACCTTCTCCAATCCCCATGAGTTCCCCGGGCTGACCCTCACCTTTGACACCCGGTATCAGGAATGGCCGGAAACCGTGACTGTGGAATTTTGGCTTGACGGCTCCGTGAAGGAAACCGTCACGCAACCGGTGACCGGAACCAAAGTGGTCATCGGGGCAAAGGCGGAGTCCTCGGATAAAATCACGATCACATTCGGGAAGTGTTTACCCTACCGCCGTCCCCGGCTGGAACAGGTTCTCTACGGTGTGGAGATGATCTTCGGGAACAAGGACATTGTTTCCATCAAGCAGAGCCACGATGTAGACCCCCTGAGCCGCAGGCTCCCGAAGGAGGTCATGGAGTTCACCATCATTGACCATGAACACAATTATGACCCGGATAACCCGGTTGGCATCTACTCCTATGTGGACAAAAACGCCCCCATTTCCCTCCGATATGGCTATGAGCTGCCGGACGGGGAAGTGGAGTGGATTAAGCCGGATAAGTACCTCCTGACCGGCAAACCCCAGACCAAGAATAACCAGGCCACCTTCTCCTGTACCGGCCTGATCGGCAGTCTGAGCGGTTCCTTCTACAAGAGCAAGCTGGGGAACAAGAACCTTTACGACATGGCCGAAGAGGTTCTGATGGACGCAAACCTGACCCTGACAGAACATGGTACCCACCCCTGGGTCATCGACCCCACTTTGAAGCAGATGTTCACCACGGCGGCTCTGCCCATTGACACCCACATGAATTGTCTGCAACTGATCGCCCATGCGGCCCGGTGCCGCCTCTTCACGGACGATGACAACATCATCCACATCAAGCCCTTCGGAGTGACGGTGACCGGCATTTACAGCGGTGAGTGGTCGGACAACGGCCATCTCTGGTACAGCGAGTGGGACACGGTGGACAGGGGCAATCAGGTCGGCAACACCTATTGCACTTTGGAGCTGAACCGGTGGACGCTGGACGGACAGGCTCAGGTCATAGTGCCTGACGAAGACCCTTCCGGCAGAGGGTATATCAGCGAGGCCATGACCGGCGCAGAAGGTAGCTTCACCACCGCCCCGGTCTTCACCAAGGAGTTTGATGTATCTCACGATCTCCCGGTGGTGGCAATCCGTTTTGACACGCCTCTGAATGAGTACCCGTCCTCTGTCCAGGTCAAGTATTACCGCAATTCTACGCTTCTCGACACCCAGACGGTGAGTGAGATTGACTCCGCTGAGGTCTTTGTCAGTAGCAACCTTGCTTTTGACTGTACGAAGATTGAGGTGACCATGTATGGCAATCTCCCGTACCGCAGAATGAGAGTGAGCAAGGTGTACTACCGGGAAACCGACTTCACCCTGGACTTCTCTTCCATTGCAGAAAAGAGCCAGTCGATCAGCAAAATCGACCAGCTCAAATCGGTAACTGTGGCCCGGTATGCGTACACCGCAGACAGCGAGGCCCAGAAATTGTATGAGGAAACGACCACCAAAACACAACTTCATGTTGAGTTTTCTGGTCTGGCACAAGATATTCAGATTTCGGTGAGCGGCGGAAGCGTGGTATCTCAGGCGATCTACGCCCGGGCAGCGGATTTGGTGTTATCCTCCGGCACCAAGACCGTGACCATCACCGGAAAATCCCTTTCCGAAAACTCGGTGGTCGTTTCCTACCCCGTAGCTTTGGAAGGGGAAGTGGACAAGGAGGAAAACCCCCTTATCACCAACGATACCATGTGCAATGCCCTGGCAGACCATGTGAAGAGCTATCTGACCATGCGGAACACCTACGATGCTGACTACCGGGGCAACCCGGAAATGGAAGTGGGTGACATTATCGGCTTGCAGACGGCCTACACCCCTGAGATGGACGCACTGATCTTGGTGGATGAAATCACATTCAACGGCTCTCTGAGCGGAAAGATGAAGGTGAAAGGATTGATATGAGCGTCATTGATACTTTGGTCTATGACCGCACACAGGCCGATGTGGAACGGGTTTTCACCTTGAAGAACAAAATTCTCACGGAAGGGCTGACCGCTCTCTCCGTTGAGGAAAAGGCCGAGTACATGGCCGGAATGAAGGGTGCCTACAACTACACCGACATGAACAGAGTGGGTCAGGCGGTAGAGTACATTGCCGACCGAATGACCACTCTCCCGGAAGAGCTGGCGGCATACCGAGCGGAGAAAGGAGTAGCAGATGACCCGATCTATCTGGTTCCCTACAATCCCTCGTCCGTTGTGGTGTCTGCGAAAACCGATTGGGCCACGGGGGACACGCCCACACAATCGCTTGTGGCTGCGTTCCTCAACAACCTCACGGTTCTTCGGAAACAGCTCACCCTTCCTTCGGATGCTCCGGCTGTTCCGGCCACCTTAGACAACCTGACCTTTCAGGTCGCCAATAACATCGAATATCTGCTATATGTCATCGACACGGCCCTGACCGAAGTGGAAACGGAGCTGTATTCCAAGATCGACCGCACCGTGGCCGCTTTCCAGTACGCCAATCTGTGCAATAGCGGAGATTAAAGGAGGATAACATGAAAGATACTGTCATCAAGGGAACGGGGACTTCCCGGAAGCTAAAGGCTCCGGCCACAATGCCGGAAACCTTTGACGAGTGGCGCAGTCAGCTTTTGGCTGGTACCGCCACCGTGGACATTTCGCTGAACCCCGCTGGGTGTGATGTAGTCGGCACCGCACTGACCAAGGAAACGCTGCTGAAAGACGCTACGAAGACCGCCCTGGAACTGAGCCAGTCCGACCCCACGGTGGATGACGCTCTGTACGCCCTCAGCCAGAAGGGTTCTCCTGCCGAGGTTCATGTGATTGCCGACAATGGCACCCAGGTCACCATGACCAAGGGCGGTAAGACCCTGACCGCTATGGTGTCTGGGGGCGAAGCGGTTCTCTATCCTACGGAGCTGGGAGAGTGGACAATCAAGTACACCTTCGATAGCTCCCAGAAGACCAAACAGTGGAAGTTGGAAGTCATCGGCATCGTCTATGTCTACCCCTTTACGATTGGGGACAACCTGAACGACACGGATTGGGCAGACATTGACATTTGTGGCCGTCTGGGCATGGCCCAGCAGTTCTTCAAGGTGGGCGACTCGAAGACCGTCAATATCGGCGGCACCAATTATGAGGTGCAGATCATTGGCTTCAACCATGACGATAAGGTGTCTGGCGGTAAAGCCGCTTATTCCTTCCAGCTTGTGGACTGCCTGAACCAAACCCAGCAGATGAACACCAGCAACACCAATACTGGCGGCTGGAACGGCTCTGCCATGAGAGGCAGAATGTCCACCTACAAGAGCCAGCTCCCGGCAGCTCTTCGCAATGTCATCAAGACCGTCAAGAAGAAGTCCGGCACCGGTGGAGGCTCTTCCTCTGGAACCCAGCAGACCAATGATGACCTCTTCCTCCTGTCCGAGATTGAGATTTTTGGCACTACCACTTACTCGGTCGCCGGTGAGGGTACGCAGTACGAATGGTACAAGGCCGGTAACAGCCGGATTAAGAAGGTCAATGGTTCTGCGAACGCCTGGTGGGAGCGGTCGCCTCGTTCCGGCGCCACCAACATTTTCTGCTATGTGTACAGTTCGGGCGACGCCAACTATGGCGACGCCGACGTCAGTCGTGGCGTGTCCTTCGGCTTCTGCGTTTAATCCAATATCCCGTAAATCCCGCCCCGGAAGGGGCGGTAAGAAAGGAAGTGAAATCATTGGGTAACACCAATCGAAAGGTTGGAACAGGCTTTGAAAAAGACCTGTGTGTTAGCCTTGCGGGGTACGACTTTTGGGCACATAACCTCGCACAGAACGCCCAGGGTCAACCATTCGATGTGATTGCCGCACGAAACGGAAAGACCTATCCCATTGACTGCAAGGTGTGTGAGAAAGACATTTTCCGTCTGGAACGAGTGGAAGAAAATCAGTATTCCGCAATGACCCTCTGGCGGCAGACCGGGAACGGCGAGGGCTGGTTCGCCCTGAGAATGACCACCGGTGAGGTGTGGTTCATTTCCTTCGAGAACATGGAGAGGGCCATGCTGACCCGGAGATCGCTGTACTGGCCGGAGATCAAGCAGTTCGGGATTACCCTGGAAGAGTGGGTGTCGAAATGCACATGACGGTTTCGAGCCAGCTCCGAATTGATGACCCCACCCCTGAGCTGCTGTCCTGGTGTAAGAAGAACCTGGTGCTGGCGAACCCGGACTACGCTAAGAAAGCCCGGATGAACTTCTACCTGGGGAATACCCCGCAAAAGCTGTACCTCATACAATGGGACGGCGACACCTTAGTGCTTCCCTATGGCTGTTTCAACGATGTTCTTCGGCTGGCCCCGTTCACTGATGTGTCCATGGCCTTTGCCCCGCAGCCTCGGGTTGACTACCGGTGCAACATTCCGCTCTATGATTACCAGGAGGCAGCGAAAGCGGCCCTGGCGGAGAGCGGGAGAGGGATATTACAAAGTCCTGCCGGTTCCGGGAAAACCCAGATAGGTATTGCCCTGGCCTGTGAGATAGGCCAAAAAACCCTCTGGCTGACCCACACCCGGGACTTGCTTTTGCAGAGCAAGAACCGAGCGGAACAGTACATGAGTCCGGCCTTGACTGGAACCATCACGGAGGGAAAGGTGCAAATCGGCAAGGCGATCACCTTCGCTACGGTGCAGACCATGTGCAATATCGACCTTGACCGGTACCGGGACACCTGGGGGTGCATCATCGTAGACGAGTGCCACCGGGTCGCCGGGACACCTACCGCAGTTACGCAGTTTTCCAAGGTGCTGAGTTCTCTGGCCGCAAAGCACAAATACGGCCTATCTGCCACGGTTCACCGGGCAGACGGTATGATTGCCGCCACCTATGCCCTCCTGGGCAAAATCGCCTATCAGGTGCCGGAAGAGGCGGTTGCGGACAAGATTATGACCGTCAGCGTTCTTCCTCGGCCTACCCGGGTTGGTCTGAGTAAAGATTTTCTGGACACGGACGGCACGATTATCTATGCCAAGCTGGTGAATTATCTGGCAGAGGACTTTTGCAGAAACGGTCAGATTGTTGGTGATCTGATGCTCAACTCCGGCCATTACAACCTCATTCTTTCCGACCGGTTGGCCCACCTGGAATATCTGATGGCCCATCTTCCGAAACACCTGAGAGATCAGGCCGTAATGGTGGACGGGAAAATGACTTCCAAGAAGGGCAAGGCGAAACGAGAGCAAGCCATTGAGGACATGAGGGCCGGGAAAAAGCACTATCTGTTTGCAACCTACGCTCTGGCGAAAGAGGGGCTGGACATTCCCCGGCTTGACCGGCTGTACCTGACCACTCCGCAAAAGGACTACGCCATTGTCACACAGAGCGTGGGGCGCATTGCCAGAACCTTCGAGGGAAAAGGAGAGCCGATTGTCTACGATTATGTGGATAACGGTATTCAGTATCTTGTCCGCAGCTATAAGAAACGATGCACTTCGTACCGTAAATGCGGCTGTAAAATTTTAGAGTGAAGGGGGGGGGTAAATGAAAACCCGTGAGTGTGATGTGGGCGGAGCAGTCAGGCTTCCAAAACAGTTTTATGAACGGCCTCTCACACTTGAAGAAAGCCAGTTTGCTTCGGAACACATCAATATTGTGTACCGCTATTTAAGACAGCAGGGTTTGAACTCTGATGAATGGTTCGATGTGGTTATTTTCCGGTATCTGTTAAGCGTAAAACGATACTTTGCACTTCCTGAATTGCAGAGATTGAAGTTTATCACGGTTGCCTGTTCCGCCATGCGTTCTGCCGTAGGGCATGAAAAACGGAAGAGAGCTTCTGAGCCAGTCACGGTCAGCCTATTTGATGTTATCCCCGGCACCGAAGACCTCTGCTATATCGACACAATAGCAGCCCCGGAAATCAATTAAGAAGAGGGTGAATAAATTGAAAATTACCTACAATGTTCAGGCTCCCGACAAACGGGGCTTTTCCAAGAGCGAGGAAGTCAAAGCCATTGAAGATTTCCTGACCAGCGGAAACGCAAAGAATATGTGCTTTGAGTATGACACCAAGGAAGAGGCAAAGAACAAGCTGGCAACCATTTCCGGCCACAAGCGTAAGTACAATGAGCAGCACTCGAAGGGGTATGACGCTTACCGGGTTGATAAGTGTATTTATATCATCCGTGGAGCTAAGGCGAAATGAAAGTCCTTGTAGCCTGTGAAGAGAGCCAAGCGGTATGTATCGCCTTTCGGAAATTAGGGCATGAAGCCTATTCTTGCGACACGCAGGAGTGTTCTGGTGGACACCCGGAATGGCACATTAAAGGAGATGTTCTTCCGCTTATCAATGGCAATAAGCCGTTTATCACGATGGACGGTGATCTTCATGCCATTGTTGGAACCTGGGATTTATTGATTGCCTTTCCTCCATGCACCTATCTAACCAATGCGGGTTCAGTTCGATTACGGGTAAAAGGGGAAATCAATAAAGAGAGAATGGCGAAAGCCATTGAAGCAAAAGCGTTTTTCATGCGATTTCTGGAAGCAGATTGTCAGAAAATCTGTGTTGAGAACCCTACTCCCGGAAAAATTCACCAGCTACCACAATATACCCAAGCAATACAACCATGGTGGTTCGGACACCCTTATACGAAACGCACTTGCCTTTGGCTTAAAAATCTCCCCCCCCCTTACCCCTACCGATATTATTCGGGAAGGAGTTACACCGTATGTTAATGGAGGTTGCAAAGACGCTCATGGAAATTACCGGAGATTTCAAGGAAGAAATGAGCGTGACCCCAAAACTCGTTCAAAAACATTTCCGGGTGTTGCACAAGCAATGGCTCAACAATGGGGAGGTGATATGAATGGATAATCTTTTTATCTTTGACTGCGAGGTGTTTGCTTTTGACTGGCTTTTTGTGTTCAAGCACAAGGCTACCGGGGAATACACCGTAATTCACAACGACAATGAGGCAGTTAAACAGTTCATGGAGCAGGAACCTCTTTTGGCCGGGTTCAACAATAAGCACTATGACCAATTCATTCTGAAAGCAGTCCTGGCGGACTACACGCCGGAAGAGGTGAAGGTGGTCAATGATTTCATCATCGTCCAGGGGCATGAAGGGTGGGAACACCCTGATCTCCGTGAGAGCCGGGTCTACTTTGACCAGTATGACCTCATGGACGATTGCCAGATGGGATTGTCCCTGAAAGCAATCGAAGCGCACCTGGGCATGGATATTCGGGAAACCACTGTGTCCTTCAATCTCGATAGGCCATTAACTCCCGAAGAGTTGGAAGAGGTCATCTTCTACTGCAAGCATGATGTGGACGCAACCGATAAGCTGGATGATCTTCGGCAAGGCTACCTGTCCAGCAAATTGACCCTGGGCAAAGAAAAGGGTATCTACCCGGCCAAGGCTCTCTACATGACCAACGCCAAACTGACCGCTGCCTATCTTGATGCGGAGCAGAAACCCCACTTTGACGAGCGGGAATACAAATACCCGGACACGCTGCTACGGCAGTATATCCCCCAGGAGGTATTTGATTTCTTTGACCGGCTGAAAGACATGAGCATCCCGAGCGAGGTGGTGTTCAAGGAGAAGCTGGAAATCATGGTTGGTGACTGCCCTTGCACAATCGCCTACGGCGGTATTCACGGGGCCATTCCCTGTTACCGGGAGGAAGCCACGGAAACCCGCACCATTCGCAATAAGGATGTTGCCAGCTACTATCCTCACCAGATGATCTTGAACGGGTATTGTAGCCGCAATATTCCTTCCCCGGATGTGTACGCTGCCACCATTGAGCGGCGGGTCAAGGCGAAAAAGGCCGGGGACAAGGCTACGGCCAATGCCTTGAAGCTGGTGCTGAACACCACCTACGGTGCCATGCTGAACAAGTACAATGACCTCTATGACCCTCTCATGGGCCGGTCAGTGTGTATCTCTGGTCAGTTGCAGCTTCTCGAAATGGCCGTCCATCTTATTCAGGATTGCCCTACGCTGAAAATTATCCAGCTAAACACCGATGGCATCATGGTCAGCCTTGATGACTCCGATGTTGCCCGGTATCAGGAGATCACCGGCGAATGGGAACAACGCACCGGCTTCGAGCTGGAAGAAGACCTGATAAAGATGATTTGCCAGAAAGATGTAAACAATTATGTGGAAGTCCCATTCGAGGGTGACCCTAAAATCAAGGGCGGAGTCCTGGTTCGAGGGATTGCCCCGGCAGGAGCGTTTAATGTCAACAACAATGCCTGTGTGGTTGCCAGAGCAGTCAAAGACTGTCTGGCCTATGGGGTTCCTGTGGAACAGACCATTATGGAGTGTGACAAGCTGCTGGATTTCCAACTGATTGCCAAGGCCGGGAGTAAGTATGGTGATGCTCTCCATGAGGTTGACGGAGAGTTACAGGTGGTGCAGAAGGTCAACCGTGTCTATGCCACTGACGATCACCGCATGGGGACGCTCTACAAGATGCACCTCTCAACCGGTAACCCCGTGAAGATTGCCGGGTTGCCGTCAAGATGTGTGGTGGACAACGACAACCGCCTTTCCATCGAAGTCGTTGACCGTGACTGGTATATCCGGCTGGCAAAGCGATATGTCCGAGATTTTCTCGGGATAAAGCCGCCGAAGCGGAACACCAGGCGAGTGAACAAGGTTAAGAGAGAGCTGACAGCTCTGTTGGAGGGGTGATTTTCTGGAAATGCTCTCCAATGGTATTGAAAAATAAATCCAGTAGAAGAGGTGAAGCGATTTTTGAAAATAGGAATGTGGTCTGACTCCATCAACTTTCCTAATCTCCCTCTTATGAAATTATCTTCCTATCACAAAGAACAGGGGGATAGCGTTGAATTGATAAAAGAAGGTGAACATTATGACAAAGTTTATTTGAGCAAAGTGTTCAATTTGCCTCTTTTAAGCAAAATCCCTCAATCTCCTCCTATGTTCCATGCAGATGAAGTAATACGGGGGGGACAGGATATGCGATAAAAGTGGAAGGTGGCAAAGAAGTATTTCACCGTGAATTGCACGAGAATTTGCCAGTTGAAATTGAACACCGCTATCCCGATTACTCTTTGTTTCCGCAATATCAAAATACGGCTTATGGTTTTTTAACCCGTGGCTGTTGTAATGACTGTTCGTTCTGCATTGTATGCCCAAAAGAAGGAAGCCAAAGTATTCAGGTAGCAGATTTAAGTGAGTTTTGGAACGGGCAGCGGGAAATCAAACTTCTCGACCCGAATTTGTTAGCTTGCCGAAACAGAGAAACGCTTCTAAACGAGCTAATTGAAAGCGGTGCCAGTGTTGATTTCACCCAGGGAATTGACGCCCGATTTATCACTGATGACATTGCCAGACTCATCAATCAAGTCAAAATCAAAACAATTCATTTCGCTTTTGACTTTATGAAAAACGAAAAGGCGATCATTCGAGGATTGGAGTGCTTTAAGAAACATTACCGTGGTTCAGACAGAAATATACGGTGTTATGTTTTGACGAATTATGATACTTCTCACGAAGAGGACTGGTATCGGGTACGCTCTCTGACTGAACTTGGATATCAGCCTTATGTGATGATTTATCAGAAAGGCACCCATGATCGTTTTCTAACAGACCTTGCCAGATGGAGCAATTCACTGTTTCTAAACAGAGCGGTTTCATTTGAGGATTATGTTCCACGCAAAGACGGAAAATCTTGCCGAGAACTCTATCCAGAAATTCTAAACAAAAAGGAGATTATTGCTATGCCAGTGAAAACTGAAAAGACCCCCGCCCCCGCCGTTGATTACAGCGGCATGAACATCTGCCGGAAGTTGCAGATTGCCCGGTTGAAGTTCCTGCAAGCCGGAGTGAAGAAGACCGGCAAGAACATCCACTTGGAGTTCATGTACTTCGAGCTGGCCGACATTGTTCCCGTGGCCGAGGCTATCTTCACCGAAGTGGGCCTGTTGATGGTTCCCACCTTCGGCAAGGAGTACGCTGTTGCCAAGGTCTTCAACTGTGATGACCGGGACGAAGAGCCTATGACCTTCGAGGCCCCCTTCACCCAGATCGCTCCCATCGTGTCCAACAGCGGCAAGGTGGTGACGAACGAGATGCAAGCCCTGGGCAGCTCCCTCACCTATATGCGCCGGTACCTGTGGCAGCTCGTCCTTGACATTATCGAGGCCGACAGCATCGACAACACTTCCGGGGTCGGTGAGGACACTCCCACCCCTCCCCCGACTCCCAAGCCCACCAGAAAGGCCCCTGTGACCCCTGAGCAGCGCAAGGAGATCAAGACCGAGCTGACTTCCGCCCCGGAGGGTGCCGCCAGTGAGGAACAGGTCGCCACGCTGAAAGCGGAGCTGAAAAAGCTCATGGAGCTGGATGCGGAGCAGGAGAGCTTTGTCCAGAATGTGGCCGTGAAGACCGAGGGCTTCACCAAGATCACCGCCGATGTGTGTGACCAGCTCATTTCCGGTGTCCGGGAGATGCTGGCAGCGTATGACACGCAGGAGGGTTGATGATGGAATGGGTTGACAACAAAATTCAGATTGTTCCCCCGAAGCGGCCCAAGAAGCTGACCGCTACCCGGTTCGCTACCATCCTCGGCCTCAACCCCTGGTCTACTCCCTTTGAGGTCTGGTGTGAGATCACCCGCACCTACCAGAAGCCCTTTGAGGACACGATCTACACCATTGCCGGTAAGACCATTGAGCCGAAACAGGCTGAGTACATGAAGAACACCTACTTCATGACCAATCTGGTCACCCCGACCGACATTTACGGGGAGAACTACTTCCAGAAGACCTTCGGTGACTTCTTCTCCGACACGCCGGTACTCGGCGGTATGTGGGACTACCTTCTGCATGGCAAGGACGGCAAGCCCGTGACCGTTTTGGAAATGAAGACCTCCAAGCGGGTTGAGGATTGGGCTGAGGACATTCCTGAGTATTACGCTCTGCAAGCGGCCCTCTATGCGTTCCTCCTGGGCGTGGACGATGTAATCATGGTGGCCTCCTTCCTGGAACCCGGGGACTACGAACATCCTGAGAACTTCGTGTGCAGCCCCTCCAACACGATCACCCGGCCTTTCAAGGTATCTGAGCGGTACCCGGACTTTGAGAAGCGGTATGTGAAACCCGCCTTGAAGTGGTGGAAAGACCATGTGGAAACCGGCCTCTCTCCGGCCTATGACGAGAAGAAGGACGCTGAAATTCTCGCTGTCCTCCGTACCAACAACCTCTCCCCGGAAACCGACATGGCGGCTCTGGTGAAGGAGGCCGAAGAGCTGAAAGCCAAGCTGGATGCTCATGCCTCCGAGGTTGCCGATGACGAGAAACGGTACAAGACCCTGACCGAGATGATTAAAAAGGCGGCTATCCAGCAGTTCCGGGAGGGGGACAAAAAGGTGTCTGTCATCGGTTCCTCCTATCTCTGGGAGGTCAGCAAGAGTACCACCACCAAGATCGACAAGAACGCCATGAAAGCGGACGGGGTGTTGGAGAAGTACAGCACTACCGAGGAAAGTTACCGGCTGTTGCCGAAATCCATCAAGGAGGCATGACCTGATGAAATTCAAGAATTTTGTGAAGTCCCTGGCTTCCAGCGGGGTCATCTACAACCGGGGAGTCGAAGAGCTGCCCCTTGCCGACCGCTGGCTGGCCTCTCCCACGGCCATGATGCTCATTCCGCCCTCTGTGCGGAGCGTGACCGCTGCGGCCATTCAGGAAATGCCCCAGGGCATTTCCAAGATGCTTGACCAGATCGGTCACACGGACTATGCGGTTCTGTCCGAGGCTATCATGCCCTATCCCGATGGGGCAATCAAGGACTGCGTTCGGGTCTATAAGACCCAGGCCGGTGACATTTCCGTGAAGATCAGCAACGATGACTGGAAGCTGATTGAGAAGACCGACACCTGTGAAATCCTGTATGCCTACGACATTGACACCAACACCAATGTCGGAAAGGCTCTGCTGGTGAAGAGCTTCCCGGTACTGCCCGGGGACGAAGAGGAACTGGTGGGCATCATCTTCCCCATCTCTGACGAAATCTAAGGAGGACAATGAACAATGGCTAAAATTGGTTTGAGTGATGGGTTTTCCCTTATCCCCGAGGGTACCCATGTCTTCAAGATCACCGGGGTCAGCTACAAGGAAGCCTTCGGCAAGCTGGAAGTCACCATGCAGACGCAGAGCGGGGCCAAGCACATTGAGCGGTTCTCTCTGCTGAAAGCGGACGGGTCTGCCAACGAGGGTGCGCTCAATGCGTTCAGCTACTTTGCGAAGACCGCCTTGCAGGACTTCGAGCTGTCCGAGATCGACCACGAAGACCTTGTGGGCCACTTCATTGAGTGCGACATTGAGCATGATGTTCAGCCCAACAAGAACAAGCCGGATAAGACCATCACCTTCGCCCGTCTGGCCGATAAGCGGCCCTCTGATGGCTGGGATGACCAGGCTGCCCCCGCACCCGCCACTCCCAAGAAAGCCGCTCCTGCGGCCTCCCAGGCGGCTCCTGCGGCCCCTAAGTCCAAGAGTGACCTGATGGCTCTTCTGGGCTGACCCCTGACGAGGGAGGTCGGCTATCATTTCCGGCCTCCCTCTCCAATGGTTTGTTGAAAACTCTGTGGAAAGTGAGGATAAGATACTTTGACCACGACAAAGACAAAGGTTCAGCTTCACCGGGAAGTCTGCGAGGAAATCAATGACCTCTATGCCCGGAAGAACCACGATTACGGTGACAGTTTCCACCAGACCTTCGTTGAAGAGGGTATGGCAATGGCCCGTATCAGGCTCGGGGACAAGTTCAACCGGTTCAAGACCCTCTCCCGGGGCGGGGAGCAGAAGGTCAATGACGAGTCTATCCGGGACACCCTGATTGACCTCGCCAACTACGCCATTATGACCGTAGTGGAAATGGAGGCGGCGAAGCATGACGCTGAATGAGTACCAGAAAGCCGCCGAGCGCACCTCCGGCAATCTCAGCCCGTGGGACAAGATCAGAAACGGGTGCTACGGCCTGAACGGAGAGGCCGGTGAGTGTATTGACCTTCTCAAAAAGGTCGAGTTCCAGGGCCATGACTTCAACCCTGATAAGCTCCTGGACGAGCTGGGTGATGTACTGTGGTATGTGGCCCAGACGGCTACCGGCCTCGGGGTGACCCTTGAAGCCGTGGCCCAGCACAATGTCGATAAGCTGAAAAAGAGATACCCGGAGGGCTTTGACCCTGACCGGAGTGTTCACCGGCCCGAATATGAAGGAGGTGCCGCCCATGAGTGACTGCTTCTGTAAGTCCGATTTGCGGGACTTCTGTGACCTGATGATGCTCCCTGACGGTACGCCCATCATCCCGGTTGATATGCTGGACTGGCTGGCAAGAAAGGGCTTCTTCCGTTCCCCGGCCTCTACCCGCTTTCACGGGGCAACCGAAGGTGGCCTCTACCGGCACTCTGCCTCCGTCATGCGGTTCCTTGTCCAGCTCACGAAGGACAACGGCCTCCACTGGCAGCGGAAGATTTCTCCCTATATCGTGGGTATGTTCCATGATCTCTGCAAGATTGACCAGTACAGGTGTGAGCGGCAGGAAAACACTATCCTCTGGGAGTACAACCCCGACACGCTCTTCAAGGGCCACGGGGAGAAGTCGGTCATGCTGCTGTCGCAGTTCTTCCAACTGACCGAAGAGGAAATTGCCTGTATTCGGTATCACATGGGAGCTTTCACCCCGGAGAAGGAGTGGAACGATTACACCAGGGCCGTGAAGATGTGGCCCAATGTCCTCTGGACGCACCATGCCGATATGCTGGCAAGCCATGTGGAAGGAGTTTGACCATGAAAATCATTGAACCCAAGGTTGAGCTTATCAACTCTCCCTCCTATTCCGGCCTTCTCTCTCTGATAGAGCTGGCCGGACGCACTTGCTACAAGTCCGAGAGTAAGATCACCGAAGACAGCGCAGAGAAGTTTGTCAGAAACATCTTGAAGCGAGGCCATGAGGCCGTCATTGAGCATGGTAGCGTGACTGTTCGTTTCACCTGTGATAGAGGTGTAAGCCATGAGATTGTCCGGCACCGGCTGGCCTCCTACTGCCAAGAGTCTACCCGTTACTGCAATTACTCAAAAGACGGGTTCGGTGGAGAAATCACCGTGATTGAACCCTCTTGGTGCAGCGAGGGCGACCCCGCCTACGAGGTTTGGAAAAAGGCTTGTCAAAGAGCCGAGCTTGCCTATTTTGACCTCATGAGCATCGGTTGCTCTCCCCAGGAAAGCCGTTCTGTTTTGCCGAACAGTTTGAAGACCGAGGTGGTCATGACGGCCAATATGCGTGAGTGGCGGCATTTCCTTCGACTCCGTACCGCTTCTGCTGCCCACCCGGATATGCGTGAGGTCGCAAAGATGCTCCTGACTGAGATGAAGAACAGATACCCGGTCTTCTTTGAAGATTTCGAGGTGTGAGCTATGTATGTGAAAAAGGCTGGCGGAAAAATCTTCGGTGCTACTTTTACCAAAGCCGAGAAAAAGGCTATGGATATGGAGATCAACCGGCAAATCATCGAAGCGGACAAACGCTATACCGATGACATTGACGCAATGGTTCTCTATACCCTTGCGGTTCACCTGGGCTTTGGCCCAAAGAGGCTCAGACGCTTTTATGAAGCCTTTGCCGCAGAACATGACCGGCTTATCCAGCACTACGAAATGCCGGATGACTACACATGGCTCTGCAAAGAACAACTGAAAAAGATTGGTGTCGATGTGGAGGCGTGGAATAGAGAAAGGGGAAGTATTCATGACATTCGTGAACAATAACGGGAAAGTCCCGTACATCATGGTCGCCGGTGCTGACCATGTTTCCGGCGAAATGCCGCTGGAAGCGGCGGAGCAGATTTACAACCAGGGCGAGAAGAGGGCCAGCAACCGGTTCCCCGGCTATCCCGTGTGCGTTGACAGCAAGTATTTCTTCGCCACCAAGCAGCGGAAGAGGAAGCCGGTCAATGAGTAAGCTGTTCCTGGCAGCTCTGATCTCTTTGCTCTGCCTGACCTCATGCACCGCCCGTACCCCGGAGGCCACGCCGGAGCCTCTGCCCACTCTGCCGGAAGAAACGGTAATCCCCGAACCCGCTCCGACCCCTGAGCCGTGGAGTGAGGAAGAGGTTACCGTCCTGGCGAAAATGGTCTGGGGAGAGGCCCGGGGTGTCCCCTCCGATACCGAGAAAGCGGCCTGTGTCTGGTGCGCCCTCAACCGTGTAGATCATGGCTATGGGTCGCTGGTGACCGTTGTAACCGCTCCATATCAATTTGTCGGGTATGATGCAGATAACCCGGTTGATGATGAAATTGAAGCCCTCTGTGAAGATGTTCTGTCCCGCTGGTACGCCGAGAAAGACGGTGAGGCGGATGTGGGCAGAGTTCTTCCTTCCGATTACCTGTGGTTCACCGGTGACGGAAAGCGCAACCACTTCCGCAACGCCTACCGTGGCGGACAAATCTGGGATTGGAGTCTTCCTACTCCCTACGAAAGCTGAGGTATCTGTCATGTATGAAAAAATACCCGAGGAACTGAAAGAAAAAGCCCAATGGGTCAATGTCTGGAACAGCAGTAAGGTACCCATGCAGACCGGGCAGAAAAAGGCCGCTTCCTCTATGCTGGCTGATACCTGGGGGACTTTTGAGTGTGCCGTCCTGAATGTGGAGAACGACATTTATGACGGCATCGGGTATGTTTTCAATGATGACGGTTTGATCGGCATTGACATTGATGCTGGTTTTGACGATGGCTTTCTGACACCCCTGGCGGCTGACATTATCGGTCGTTGCGGCTCCTACACGGAGAAGAGCCGGAGCGGGAGAGGTGTTCATGTCCTCTTAAAAGGCTCCCTCCCTTTCAAGGGCCGCAACAACCGGAATGGCGTGGAGATATATCGGAGTGGCCGGTACTTCATTATGACCGGCAAGGTGATTATCTATTCGGAGATCATTGAAAACCAGGAGGCGATTGACTACATCGTGTCCAAGTATTTCCCGGATGCTCCGAAAGAGGGTACCGGCCTCTCCGCTCCCCAGCGGATATATTCTCCCGTCTACCGGAAACCAGAGAACGGGAAGATCGCCGTGAAGCCCGAATATCCCCCAATCACCACCGGAAGCCGGAACCTCAGCCTGACTTCCCTGGCCGGTCAGATGCACAACCAGGGATATTCCAAGGCGGACATTTACAAGGAGCTGCTGTATGCCAACACTCAGGCTTGTAAGCCGCCCCTTCCCCGCTCCGAGATTGAAACCATCGTAAATTCTGTAACCAGATACAGGAGGTAACTATGAAACCCTATCAGCGTGGAGATGTTGTTATCATAGATGTTCCCATTCCGGCCTCCGGCCATGTTCAGGGCGGTAAGCGGCCCTGGGTTATTGTCCAGAACAACATGGGCAACCAGTTCTCCGCTACCAGCATCGTAATCCCTCTGACCACAAAGATGAAGCGGCTGGAAATGCCCACCCATGTCGCCTTTGTGTGGGAGAACCTGGAACCGAGCATGGCCGAGTGCGAACAGGTGCGGGTCATCGACATTACCGATGACTGGAAGTATGTCTGTACTCTTCCGCCTCAGATCATGGCCCATATCGACACGGCTCTGAAAAACGCTTTCTTCTATGGGGGGGGTGTAGTAGATGGAGAATAAGCAATATTGCCCTCTCAACGCCGCTACGGACGAGGTTTTGCATTGCTGCCGAGAGAAATGTGCGTGGTGGGATGAAGACGCTCAGGCTTGTGCGGTGCTGGTGATAGCGAAGACAATGAGGAAGGTGACGAGAAATGGCAGATGAAATCATGACCACGGAAGAGCAGGAACTTTTTCAGCTCTCCAATGGCCGCTACATCATGGACAAAGACCTGTCCCAGAAGATGTTCTACATCAAGGAGTCCAAGCCGGAGCGGAGCCACCAGATCAGCGGCACCGGCTATTCCTGGGACGAGTCCGGCATGGCGGAGCTGTTTTCCGAGTGCTACAAGAATGATACCCGTTTCTGCCCGGAGGCGAAGTGCTGGTACACCTATTCCAACGGGGCATGGCGGAAGGACATTGGCTCTCTTCTGGTGGCCGAGAAGATCAAGGAGTTCTGCCGCCTCATGGCCCTCTACTGCGGGGAGATCGACAACGAAGACCGCCGCAGAGAGTACATGAAGTTCATCGTGAAGATGGGTGACCGCCGCTTCCGTGACCGTCTCATGAAGGACGCTGCCAGCGTCATGCCTATCACGGCAGAACAGTTTGATGCGAACCCCTATCTCATAAACTGCCTGAACGGCACCTATGACCTGGAAAAGATGGAGTTCCGGGAACACGACTGGCGGGACTTCCTCACCATGCAGACCGGCTTCGACTACACCTTGCAGGACACCCGCTGCCCCCGGTGGGAGCAGTTCATTTCCGAAGTGACCTGTAATGACCCGGACAAGGCTGAATATCTGCAAAAGGCCCTGGGCTACTCAATGATCGGCATGGCGAATGAAGAGTGTATGTTCATTCTCCACGGCAAGACTACCCGCAACGGGAAGTCCACCATGCTTAGTGCCATTCACCATCTCCTGGGCGATTACGCCTCCGTGTCGCCGGTGTCCATCATTTGCAAGTCTGACCGCTCCAAAAACGCCGAGGCGGCGAACCCCATGCTGGCATCCCTTAAAGGCAAGCGGTTTGTCACCATGGCCGAGAGCAATCAGTATGGCAAACTGGACGAGGAAACGATCAAGCAGTTCACCGGTGGCGAAGAGATCAAGGCCCGGAACCTTTATGAAGCCACCACGACTTTCCTGCCTCAATTCACCCTCTGGCTGTCCTGCAATGACCTTCCTTCCGTCAATGATAAGAGCCTCTTCGCCTCCGACCGTGTGCGAGTGGTGGAGTTCAACCGGCATTTCTCCGAGGACGAGCAGGACAAGAACCTCAAAAATGAGTTCCAGACCCCGGAGGCCATGCGTGGCATCTTCACCTGGCTCTTGGAGGGCTACTTCAAGTACAAGCGGTTCGGCCTGAAAATGTCCCCTGAGATGCGTCAGGTGGTCAGGCAGTATGAGAAGGACAATGACCTGGTTTTGCAGTTCTTGGAAGAGAAGTGTGAAAAGGCCGAGGGTGCCTACACCAGAGCGAAGAGCCTCTACGACTCTTACAAAATCTGGTGTAAATCCAATGGCTACTTCGTGTGTAGCGCAAAGCGGTTCAATGCCGACATGGAGGCTCACCCTGAATGGCATAGCGGGAAGACTGTCTACTCCGGCTACCCCACCTACCGGAACATTCGCATGAAAGGGGGCGCATGAGGCCGGGGCCGACTGGA